AATTTTTAGCAACCAAATTATCATATACATAAGAAAAATATAATGGAGCATTGGCAAATAATCCAGCATTAGGATCAGCTGATTTTTTTAAGGAACATAAAAAACTCTTATTAAAACTGTCTAAATATTCTTGGGAATCAAACATTGCCTTTTGTGATAATGTGCTTTTGTTATCTGTAAAAAAGGATGGTCTCATTATATTCATATCAATTGGTATATCTTTCACTATACGGTCTATTACTGTAAATGGTGCTTCTTCAATATTATCTGGTAAAATATTGGCTTGAGCAACTTTTGAAGTATATAAACCTAATCCACCAATAATAAAAATAGAAATTCCTATAGTAAATAGAATACTTGATATATAATTTGAAATAAAGCCTTTAAAATCAGGAGAAGTTGTTCCTGAATCTTCAGCTTTTTTTTCATCAATAGCACTTGTATCTTCAGTTGTAGACATTAGTTATAATAAATATATATTAAATTCTTATAATTTATCTTATTTAATTTTAATTTATTATAAATAAAATAAATAATATAAATACAAATTAGTTTATTATAATAGTTGCTCTGATGGATCATTATATTGTAAAAGAGTTAGATTTTAAAGATGTATTAATATTACCTCAACAAAGTTCGTTATCCTCACGAAGTCAGGTTAATTTAGAAAGAACTATTGAATTTGTTAATATTATTGATGAAGATTATAGTGATGATGAAAATTATGAAGATAAAAAGATTAATAAAAAATGGACAGGTATTCCTATTATTGCTTCTAATATGGATTCTACTGGAACCTTTAATGTATACAATTGTTTAAAAAAATATAAAATGATTACGGCTCTAAATAAATTTTACACTGTTCAAGATTATATAAATGCTGTTGAATCTGGGATAGAATTAGATCCAGAATATTTTATGGTAACTACAGGAATAACTGAAGATAACTTTAAAAATTTAAAAGAAATTATTTTATATACACGCTGTAAATGGATTTGTATTGATGTCGCAAATGGATATATGGATTGTTTTGTAGATTTTTGTAAAAAAATTCGCGAATTATATCCCGAAAAAATTATTGTCGCTGGAAATGTTGTAACTGGAGATATGGTAAAGACATTAGTTACTAAAGCTGGTGTAGATGTTATAAAAGTTGGAATAGGTTCAGGAAGCGCATGCTTGACAAGAAGACAAACAGGAATTGGAAGACCACAATTTCATTCAATTAAAGAGTGTGCTGAAATGTGTAAATATTTAAGAAATTCAGGATATAAATCTTACATTATTTCAGATGGTGGAATTAAATATCCCGGTGATATGGCAAAAGCATTTGGAATAGGTGCTGATTTTGTTATGGCTGGTGGAATATTTGCTGGGCATGATGAAAATCCGGGAGATATAATAGAAGAAAATGGACAACCTTTTAAAATATTTTATGGAATGAGTTCAAAACATGCTATGGAATTATATTTTGGAAAAATGGATAATTATAGATCATCTGAAGGAGCAGTTATTAAAATTCCATACAAAGGTCCATTAATAAATACAGTTTATGATATATTAGGTGGTTTACGAAGTACATGTTCTTATTTGGGAGCTCATTTTATTGAAGATATACAGAATAAAGCTTATTTTGTGACATCTTAATGTAAAGAATTATCTTAGAAAAACTTTAGATAATATAAGAAGATTAAAAATAAGTTCAAATAATAATCTAAATTGTATATATGAAACTTGATTTTAAATATACAATAATTTATACTCTATTTAGTTTATTATTATTTTGGTCAATAATAAAATATGGCGCAGCTGTTTATAATTGTGATAAAGTTATTGAAGGATTAACTGACTTTGAAATTTATTCTGAAAAAGTAGTTCCTTATCCAAAAGATGCTGTAATAAATTATAATGATTTAAATTCGCCACAATATAGTCATACAGTTAATATGCCTATTAATGATCCTGTTAGTTGTAAAAACTTTTGTGGACCTAATGCTCAATGTTTAATAACAAGGGAACAATGTACTTCAGATATTGATTGCTATGGATGTAATCCGGGTCCAACACCACAGGAAGCTTGTACAACAGCAGATGTAGATCCATATTATAATGCTGGAAAATTAGGTCAAAATATAGCATTACAATATAGTCCTTTAACTACCGGTTATAATGGACATAGTAATGATTTTGCTGAAATATATGATGGATCAAAAAATGCTGTGTTAACTACTCCATATCAAGGAGTTGATTTATGGACAGACTCTTTCAATAAAGGTTTGGAATTATACAATAGAAATAGAGAAATAGCTGATGAATATGATGAAGGGATTTCAAATGCTATTTCTTTAGCATCTAAAACAAAACTTCCTTATTATGAACCAAGATATCCAATGACAGTGTCTGTTACCGGACAATTTTATCAAACAACTCCTCCTCCTTCAAATGTTTAACAAGATTCAACTACTCCTTCACAATCACATAAACCGCCTCCCATAGATATACAAGGGTTTCTTGTTGCTGATGGTCCTGGATTTAAATTATGGGTATTTTTATGGTAAAGTATTCTTTTTGATTGTCCATTAGTCTGAGCAGCTGATGCTCCAATATAATTTCTACTTGGTCCTGTAGTATTATTTTGGGTATTTTTAGTTTTACCCATATTCTTAAGTCCTTTATTATTAGAAGGATTTCCCATTATATAATATATTAATAGATATATTTTAAAAAAAAAAATAAAAATATTTTATGTAGCATACATTAATCCTACATTACCACCAATGAAATCTACAACGTTTATTCTTTCTTCAAATAAATGTAAATCAAAATTATAATCATAAATTCTCCACGTAGGTTTGTTAACTCCTATAATAGACCCAGTTTCAGGATCACAAATTGTTAAACTTTGAGCTAATGGATCTAAAGGTGGAATTATAGTTGTAAATTCTAATGTAATTTGATTAAATCTACTCATATTTATAGCACCTGAAGGTTGTAAATCTGAGTTATTTGAATGAATACTAAAATTATAACAATATAAACCAGGTGGAGCACTTCCAGTTGTTCTAATATTTTTTTCTATAAAATCAAAAACACCAGCAGGTTGAATATTTTCTCTATAAGATCCATCTAATAATATTCCCATAGCAACTAAAATCATTTTTTCATTTTGAGGATTATAAGTTTGGTTAATTACAAGTCCAGTTAGAGTTCCATCAGGATTTACACCTGGTCCTATTTCAACTGGAGTTAAAACACCATTTAAAGTTCGGTATACTGTGTAATTACCTGAAGTTGATGCTTGAATAACATTAATTGGCAAATAATTATATGGCCAATTTGTATAATTAGACCATTCATTACGAAGATTAGCATCACTTCTTTGAAAATAAAATAACCAATTAGAAACCATTCCTAATGAATCTAAATCAACTCTATTAGGACCAGTTACATTTGGAATTATTCTTTCATGTACTTGTTTAATTAAATATTTTTGTTCTTGTAAAGCGAATAATTTTTCTTCCTCGTTAGATAAGAAACAATAAGTACAATTTAAATGAATGTCAGCATTCCATAATGTTCGTTGATCCACATAAGAATCAATACCTAAACAAATATCTGGGGGAGGTTGTAAAAAACGGAAAAATTGCATATACCATAAATTAAAATTTGGACTAATATAAGGATAATTATTTGTAGCATCAAAAACATCGCGTATTACAAATAATTGATTAACTGGACGTAATGTAATAGTTATTTGTAGTTCATTATATTGTAATGATGTTAATGGAAAAGCCATTTGAGATTTTAATCCAAACCAATTATTTAATGGAATATATAAAATTCTTCCTCTAATGGAAGGTTCAGGACCAGCTAAAGCATCAGTATAATAAGCATTTGGATATGAATTAACACGAGAATTAGCATTCGCAGGGTCAACTAATTCGGGAACTTGTCCAATCATTTGATTAAATAAATCAAGTTTAATAGCATTATAATCTCTTTGAACAGATGCTAATAAATAATCTCCAGAATACTCTTGTAATGTAAAATTACCGCAAGTAATAGAAATTTTTGAGATCATTTTGGCTCCTATATTTTCAATCCATTTAAATTCATAAGGAGCCCATTGTTCAATATTTCCTAGACCTTGAGAAGTAGAAAGTTCAGTAATTTGTTGAGGTGGTAAAATAGGACTCCATATATTTGGAAGTGCAACGGATAAATAACAATCCATTAATAAATCAGCATAGCGTTTTACTTTAAAAGTAAATGTAGATTCTTCTGAAAGACGCAATGATTTTGCTCCTTCATAATCTAACCTGAACTTTTGTAAACCAAAATTTGTATATTGATGATAAGTTGCTTTAAAAAATGATTTGGTTGGATTTCCATTTAGAACAATATTTTGTTGTCCTTGACTAACAAGTTGCATCAATCCGCCGGGCATAGCTTATATATAAACCTATTATTTTTTTAACTATTTTACAAATATTATAAATTTACTATAAATTTATTATTTTTATTAATATAATATAATATGGAAACTTCCCAAAATATACAAAATGTAGCAAATAATGTTATTAAATCAATTTCTGAATTAAAAGAATCAACGGCAGTTTTATTAATTGTTGTTATAACACTAATTATAATTTTAATAGCATTTTTATATTATTTTTATTATAGTCGTTTAAGAAGTAAAAATTGTAAATCTATGGATTCTTTATATGGAGATTTAAATGGAAAAATAAAATCTATTGACAATAGTGATTTATTTAATTATACTTTTAAAGATTATTACATTAAGACAGCATATAATTGTTGTAGTGGAGGAAATTATAAAAATGATTATGTAGATTTATGTGTTTTAAAGGATGTTTTAAAACAAGGAGTTAGAGGTCTAGATTTTGAAATTTTTTCAATAGATGATCAACCCGTTATTGCTACATCAACAAGTGACAGTTATTTTGTTAAAGAAACATTTAATTATATTAATTTTGTAGATGCTATGAATGTTGTAAGAGATTATGCTTTTTCTACATCCACTGCGCCAAATTCTTTAGATCCAATCATAATTCATTTACGAATTAAAAGCACAAACCAAACGATGTATCAAAATTTTGCTAAATTATTAGAAAGTTATGATCAAATATTGTTAAGCAAAGACTATGATTCTGAATATTATGGACAAAACTTTGGAAATGTAGATTTAAGAAAATTAATGGGAAAAGTCATTATTATTGTAGATAGAAGT